CCGGATTTCCCGATTGCGCAGGCACCAATGCCAGCCGAGGTCATGCCGCCCGTCAATCAAAACACCAGCCCGACCTTCCCGCCAATCCCGAACGATGGCGAGTCGGCAATGGATGGGATCGAGACAGCCAACCCTGAAGACAACCTGGTCTAGCCACCCATCCCCCCACTCAGGTTCGATTTCTCCGCGTTGCAGCAACACAATTCGCCCAAGCCAGCGCTGTGAAGCGCGGGCGATGTGGCAAGCCTGTGAAGGCTCGCTTTCCCAAGGTGGCGGCCAGGCCGTTACACCGAGCAGGAGATTGACCGACATGGGCCTTCGGGCCTGTGCGGGCAGTCAACAGCGACACCCTTTTGGTGCGCCTCCGACATGGCGCAGGGACGCAATGACCACTACTCAAACCGAGTATTTCCAAACGCATGCCGTAGATGGCGTGCTGACCGACGAGCAGATGCTGAGGCTCTTTGAGCTTCCAGAGGGCGATACCGCAACAGCGGATAGTGGCGTGCCCGACGCCGCAGCAGATGACCAGGCAGCAGACACAGGCAAGCAAGGTAGCGACAGCGAAGCAGACAAGAACATAGACGCGCAGACCCCGGAAGGCGAGGCAGATCCCGACAACGCGGTGATTCTGGCTAAGGATGGGAAACACACCATCCCATTCGCCAAGCTGGAAGAAGCGCGTCAGGGTGCGCAGCACTGGAAGGCGCAGGCCGAAGCCGCAGCGGCCGAGTTGAATGCTCTCAAAGCATCAGCACAGCAGCGGGCCGACGCTGGCGATGCCCCGACCCAAGCCGACCGTCAGGTAGCCGCCGCAGAGGCGGCGATTGACGCAGGCGTGGACCCGGCCATCTTTGGGGATTTCTCCGAGGGCGACATGGCTAATGGCATCAGGACGCTGGTGCAGCAGCAGGCGCAGAGCATCAATGCCGCCGTCGAACAACGGCTGGCGCAGGTGCTGGGGCCGCTGGTGCAGCAGCAAAACATGAGCGCCGCACAAGCGCACATGGACGCCATCTATGCCGCACACCCGGACGCCGATTCGATTGCTGAAAGCAAGGAATTGGCGGGTTGGTTGGAGGCACAACCGAGTTTTGCACGGGACGGCTATCGGGCTGTGCTGGAGCAGGGCTCGACCGCCCAGATCATCGAGTTCTTCGACGCTTTCAAGCGCTCCACGGGAATGACTCAAGCGCCGGCCGCATCAGGGAAGCCTGATGTAGCCGCAGCCGCAGGAGCGGCGATTGCCAAGGCTCAGACGCGAGTTCCTACATCGCTATCGGATTTTCCTGGTGGCAATGCAGGCCCTTCGGATGAAATCGAAGCAATGCGAAACCTGGAAGGCTCGGCCCTGGCGGACAAGCTGATGAGCATGCCGCTTGAAAAACAGGCCGAACTGATGAACCGGCTGATGTAGCCGTTTTTGCAAACACCGCACCGCTGTGAAGCGGAGCCAGTCCCACCTGAAGGAGTCAAACCATGGCAACGAATATCCCGTATGGGTCGAAACAGGCTGTCGTCGTACAGTCGGCCGGCCTTTTTGCTGCGAACATGCAGCGCAACACGACGCTCAACCGGCTGACGGGCAAGATGCCCCAGCAGGCCGAGGCCGAGGGCACGATCCGCAAGCAGTCGTCCAAGACGATGCCAATCGTTCGCGCAGTCGATCTAGCCAAGGGAGCGGGCGATGAGATCACCTTCGACCTGATCAACCCACTTGGTGGTAAGCCCATCATGGGTGGCGACTATGCCGAAGGCCGCGGCCGTGCCCTGTCTTTCAGCCAGGACAAGCTGCGCATCAATCAGTCGCGCTACCCGATCTCTGCGGGTGATACGATGACCCAGCAGCGCACGCCGCACGAGATTCGCTCTCTGGCCCGAGCCCACGGTCAAGCGTACATGGATCGCCTGGGCGACCAGTCGATCTTGACGCACCTGGCAGGCGCTCGCGGCTTTCACAACAACATCACATGGGCCGTGCCACTGGCCAGCGACCCCGAGTTTTCCAGCATCCTGGTGAACCCGGTCAAGGCCCCCACCAAGAACCGCCACTACATTTCCACAGGCTCCGGTATTGAGCTGCTGCCAGTGAATGCCGGTGAGGTGACCATCACCAATACCGACGTTTTCAACATGGATGTGGTGGACGCTATTCGCGTGGCCTGCGAGAACATGCCACTGCCGCCTCCGCCTGTGGAATTCGAGGGCGATATGGCTGCAACTGATGCGCCTTTGCGTGTGCTGCTGGTGTCCCCTGACCAATACGCCGCCTTCGTGCAGTCGAGCAATTTTCGCACGCTGCAGGCCAACGCCATGGCCCGCGCCCAGCAGGCCAAGATGAACCCGCTGTTCATGGGCGAAGCCGGTTTGTGGAATGGCATCCTGATTGTCAAGATGCCAAAGCCAATCCGCTTCTACCCTGGCGATGCAATCAAGTATTGCGCCAGCTACACCAGCGAAACTGAATCCAGCGCGATTGTCCCTGCCGCCTTCGGCGCAGGCTTTGCCGTGGATCGCGCAATTCTGCTGGGCGGACAAGCCCTGGCCGAAGCTTGGGGTAAGCATGGCAAGTCCGGCTCGCCATTCTTCTGGAGCGAGAAGGAGCTTGACCATGACGACAAGCTGGAAATCCTGGTGGGTGCCATCAACGGACGCTCCAAGATCCGCTTCGACATCGACCACGGCGATTCCAAGCAATTCACCGACTACGGTGTGACCGTAATCGACACTGCTGTGAAGCTGTCTGCCTGATCGTGATGGGCTGGCCTTCGGGCTGGCCCTCTACCGAACCATCAATTTAAGGAGCCCACACCATGGCAACCATCAAGAAACTTCGCTACCAGGACGACTCGACGTTCGGTGGCGTGCCCTATGGCAACACGACCGCCCGGTCTTTCAATCTGACAACGAAATCCAATGGCGCCGCGGTCAACTCCGATACCGCCACTGCGATTGCAGACGGCGATTCTGTCGTACTTGGCCTGCTGCCAGCCGGCATGCTGCTGCAAGACGCTATCGCCACAGTGTCGGACGCCTTCACGGCCCTGACCGTTGGTAAGCTGGGCTTTGCCTATGCGGACGGCGTGGACAGCACCGAAGTGCCGCAGGACGACGACTATTTCTTCGCCGCCGCCACCCTGACGCTACACACCGCTGGCACCTACCGCAAGGTCACTCCTACCGCCCCTGTGCGCTTGCCCAAGGATGCCAACCTGGTACTGGTCAGTTCCGGCGCTGCGCACGCTTCCGTAGGCATTGCGGACTTCCGCATCGTCGGTGTGCTGGGCGGCCCGAACTGATAGGCTCCGCAGCAAGGGCAGGGCTTCGGCCCTGTTCCTTTTTTCCCGTGATTTCCCCTGGAGGATGGCATGACCGATGTTGCCGTGAGATATGAGGGCCCGCGCGCCACCTACCGCGAAGGCGCCTATGGCTCCGGTTTGGTGTGGGCACAAGGCGAAACAAAGCTGGTGCCCGAGGCGCTGGCGACAAAGCTCCTGCGCCATGCACCAATCTATGTACCCGGCGACAAGAAGGCAGCACCCAAGCAAGCCGAAGCCCTTGCCACCCAGGCGCAGCCGCACGAGGTCACGCAGGAGGTGCGCGATGCGCTGAACACCATGGACAAGGATGCGCTGGAAGCGTACGCCCGCACCCACTTTCGCGTGGAACTTGACAAGCGCAAGAGCGTGCAAAGCCTGCGCGGACAGGTCACACAGCTTATTGACCAGTACGGCGCCACCGAGTAAGCCTCATGAACCTGGAACAGCTTATTCAGCAATTTCGAGTGGACTCGGATGACACAGTGACCAACCCGCCCCTGTGGGCCAATGAGTGGATCGCCGCCTGGCTGACCGAAGCCCAGGCCGAGGCCGCCATTCGCGGGCGCCTGCTGTACGAGGCGGCGAACCCGCTGGTGTGCGAGATTGCCGTGGCGGCCGATGTGGCTGCCTACACGCTGCACAATTCCATCTATGAGCTGGGGCATCTGCGCTTCAAGGCCGCAGGCGCCAGCCGCTCCGAGCGGTTGCAGCTGATCAGCCGCGAAGAACTGGACCGCATCCGACCCGACTGGCGCGACGAGCAGGGCACCCCGGAATACGCCATTCAGGACGACACCCGCATCACACTGGCGCCGCGACCCACCGAGGCGGGCACGCTGCACCTAGAGGGCTATCGCGTACCCCTCAAGGCCCTGGCCAACGACACCGACAAGCCCGAGATCAACGAGGCGCATCACCGGCACCTGGTGCACTGGGCGCTGCACCGCGCTTTCAGCAAGCCCGATGCGGAAACCATCGACCCGGCACGCGCAGCCATGGCCGAAGCTGCATTCACCAGCTACTTTGGTCCCCGGCCAGACAGCAACTTGCGCCGCTCCACGCGCAGCGATGTACCGCAGACCAACAAGGTGTTTTGGGCCTGAATCATCCCCCCGGTAGGGTTTGGGCTTTGAGGCGCTGGCGGGAACACTCCTTGCAACCTACAGGAGTACCCCATGGCCAACGCCCACTATGCCAAAGGCAAGGAAAAGATCCTTTCCGGCGCTGTCAACTACCCCACCGACACCATCAAGGTCGCGCTGGTGAAGAACACTTACCCGCAAGACCTGGCGAACGACGAGTTCTTCACGTCCATCAGCGCCTACGTGGTCGGCACGCCGCAGACCCTTGCCGCCAAGACCGTTGCAGCAGGCGTATTTGACGCTGCCGATGCAGTCTTT